TCTGCCGCGAGCATCGCGGCGACCTGCGGCACTTCAACGCCTGCGTCGCCGTGGCGCAGTTGCAACTGGCACTGGAGATCCCTGATGGCGAAGACTGAGACGCTCGTCGTGTTTGAACCGGCCACGCACATCGACCTCGCCGAGGTGGCGACGTGGGTCGTGGACGGTCCCGAGACGGCGGAACTGGCCGTCGAGTATCGCGAGGGCGTCAAGGCGCTCATCCGCGAGATCGAGGCGGGCTACAAGCCGCACGTCGCCCGCGCCCACGCCGCGCACAAGGCGCTCTGCGAGGAACTGCGCCTGCGCCTGCTGCCCTGCACGGTCGCGCTCGACGCGCTGAACCGGGCCATCGGCAGCTACGAGGTGGCGCGGCAGCGGGCCGAGGAGAAGGCCCGGCGCGACGCGGAGGCGGCGGCGCTGGCCGACGCGGAGGCCGCACGGGCGTCGGACGCCGAGGCCGCACGGCTGCGCGGGAACACGGCGCTGGCCGAGAGCATCGCGACCGCGCCGGTCGAGGAGTTCATGGCCCCGGTGGTCGTGCCCCCGACGCGGAAGACCTCGGGCGTGGCCGTGACGGTCACCTACGAGCCGGTGGTCGAGGACTTCGACGCGCTGCTGCAGTTCGCGGCGGCGAGCGACAGCGCGATGCGTCCGCTGCTGGTGCAGGCGAACCTGAAGGGGCTGCAGGCGCTGGTCGATCAGATGGGCGAGGGGTTCAATGTGCCCGGCGTCACGCGCGTGATGCGGACCCCCACCGTTCGTAGCACGCGCGCGGGGCGTTCCTAGATTTTGTGGAGTACGCCGGAGAGCCTCCGGCGAGTAGACTTGCGCCCGGCGCGCCGCGTGGCTGCAGCGCGCCGGGGCTTGCCCCGTGTGCCACCGTGGAGTCAGCACGATGACCGAGACATCCTACCCGAAACCCAGCGACCTCGCGAGAGAACACCTCGCCCTCTCCGAGCACGACCTGCGCGGGGAGCGTGACGCCTACCGCGCACTGCTCTGCGCCGCCCTCGACCGGATGCACGCGATGGTCGTGGCCTACGCCGACCTGAACGCCCGCTACACCCGGCTGCTGGACGACCACCGCGCCCTGCGCCGGGATCAGCGGTCGTGACGGGCAACCGGCGCACCTTTGCCCGCCTGCCCGGCGGGGGCTACGTCTACACCTTGCTCGATGAGGGCGTCCGCGTCGAGGTGCGGCACCTCCGGCGGGCGTGGGGCGCGATGCACGCCGAGGTCGATGTCCAGTGCGAGTGGGCCGGGGCGCTGCGGCACGGCCTGAGCCTCTCCTGCGCGGACCTGAACCTCTCGCTGCAGGACGCCCGCGTCAAGCTCGCCAACTACTGTGCGCGGCGCTCGCGCAGCGAGGAGCACGTCCCGCGTGACGAGCAGCCGCAGTTCGACTGGGTCGGCGTCATCGACGCCGCGTGCATCCAGACCCTGCAGGCCGAGCGCACGGGCGACGAGTCGCTGGCCCTCGATGACGCGCCCGACATGGTCGAGGCCACCGTCAACGTCTGGGGGCTGCAGATCCCGCTCGACGGCCCCTCCCTGCTCATCTCGCCCGGCGGCGGGCTGAAGTCGCTGGTGCTGCTGCTGGTCGCGGGCACGCTCGCGCTGGAGGGCCGCACGGTGCTCTACATCGACTACGAGTGGACCGCGTCCCGGCACAAGGCCCGCAAGCTGCGCCTCTTCGGGGCCGAGCCGATGCCCGGCCTGCGCTACATCCGCTGCAAGGGGCCGCTGACGCACGAACTGCCCCGCCTGCGGAAGGAGGTCGAGACGCACGGCGTCACCTTCTGCGTGCTCGACAGTGTGGGCATGGCGTGCGAGGGGCCGCTCAAGGACGATGACACCGCACGCGGGTTCTACGGCGCACTGGCCCTCCTGCCGCCCACGATGAGCGCCGGGCACATCACCAAGGCGCAGGTCGCCGCCCCCGACGCCGAGCGGATGGCCTTCGGCTCGGCCTTCTTCACCAACCTCGCCCGCATGAACTGGGACGTGCGGAAGGTCGAAGACCCCGTGCGCCAGCAGGCCACCATCTCCATCAAGGGCGGCAAGCAGAACGACGGCAACCGCGACCCGCCCGTCGGCCTGCGCTTCGTGTTCTCGCCCGACATGATCGCCGTGTCCCGCGTCGCCGTCGCCGACGAGCCGGAACTGGCAGCGGCGCTGACGATCCCCCAGCGCCTGCCCGGTGCGCTCGCCCGTGGCCCGAAGACCATCGCCGAACTGGCCTACGAACTGGAGGCGCAGGTCCGCTCCGTCGAAAAGGCGCTCAAGCGCGGGGAGGAGCGCGGCCTCTACCTCGTCGTGCCGAACGGGCCGGACGGCGTCACCCGCTGGGGCCGCGCCGAGCGGCATCACGCATGACCGGACAGTTGTCCCAGACACGCGGGACAGTTGTCCCATCGGGGCCGACTCAACCAATGGGACAGTTGTCCCAGACACGGTCGGACAAGCCCCTTCGGACGCAGGACAAAACAACCCCCCTCTGTAAGAGGGGGTTTTGTCCGTCCCACCGGACAGTTGTCCCAACGGAGGCAAAACGATGAGCTTCAAACGCGGCGACTCCGGGTGGTTGTGGCACCGTCAACGCAAGCTCGACTTCACCGTGGCGCGGGTGCAGGGCACCACGGCGCTGGTTCACGTCAAAGGGGCGGGGATCGTGCCCGGCCTCCTGCGCGTGCCCCTCACGGCGCTTCGGCGGGTCAAGGTGGCCCCGGAAGACCCGACCCCGGCCCCTGACCCCTGCGGCGAGCTTCAGTGGCTCCACGTCGTTGAAGCGGTGCCGCGCCCGTGAGCGACAATCGAGGCCCGGCTTCCGGGGGGCACGGGGGGCGTCGCCGGGCGTGCCCGACCTGCGGGCGCTGGATGCAGTTGGACCCTCGGGGCGGCTGGCAGTGCGTCCGGTGCGGCCAGCGGGTGGGGTCGAGCGGCAACTGGTGGCCTACGAAGCCCTTCGTAAGCGCCACGGAGAACGAAAAGCGAAGCGCCTCCGTGGTGAAGAGATCTCAGGGGGGGCCGCTACTACCCCCGTCTGGACGCGGTCGCGTTCAACGTGGGGCAACCTAGCGGTCTACAGCCCCATGTCCGGTTATGGGATTATCAACAACTTACGGGTGGTGAGAATCTTTTCACAGTGTGCCATTCTGAGACACGCGTGGCACACTTCATGTTAGGTGCTGGAAGTCGTTGCGAACACGCCACTTCGCGGTAAGGGTCAAGTGCCCTAACGTCCAAATATGCAGATTTGCTCAGTGTTTGTGCCCGGTCGCCCGGTCTGCCAAGGGTCGATGCGGCACCTCGGGAAGGGCCGGATGACCCACGACAACGTCCACCTCCGCGCGTGGCGCACGCAGATCGGCTGGGCCGTGCGCTCGTCCGTCAGGGCGGCGGTGCTCGACCCGGCGACCGACGTGCGGGTCAAGCTCCACTTCGTCGTCCAGCCGCGCCGCAAGGGCGACGCCCCTGACCTCGACAAGCTGGTGCGGGCGGTGCTCGACGCCCTAACGCACCTCGCCTTTGTGGACGATAAGCAGGTCGTCCACATCGACGCCCGGCGCACGCTGCTCGGGCCTGAGTCGCTGCCGAGCGCCGAGGGGGCGCACATCACCGTGGAGACGGCGTGATCCTGCCCAACGGCGAGGTGCGCGTAGCCTTCACCGCCGACGACGTGCGGCAGGCCGTCGCCTTCGCCGACGCGATGTGCGAGCACAAGCCGAACGTGCGGCGCTCCAAGTTCTTCGGCACCGAGCGGATGGACAACGAGGTCGCGGGGAAGCTGGGCGAGGTCGCCTTCGGGCGCGTGTTCGGCTGGCCCGTGGACTGGGCGCTGCACGCGGGCGGCGACACGCACGCCGACTTCACGGTGCAGCACGGCTGGACGGTGGACATCAAGGCCGTGAACGTGCAGCGGTCGCTGACGCACGACTACGCGCTGCCGCTGGCGCTGCATGAGGTGATCGCCGACGTGTTCGTGCAGGCGCTCATCGAGCCGGGCCGGGTCGCCGGGCGGCTGACCGGGTGGATCGGGCACGCGGCGTTCCTCTGGCACTGCCGTCGCGAGGCGGGCTGGCGCGACCGGGGCGACGACCCGTTCGTGGTGACACGCCGCCAACTGACGCTGCCGTTTCATGCGAGCTTCTGGAGGGACCGTGAGCAGCACTGAGCCGTTCGACCTCGTCTCGCATCCTGACGCGCACTCCAACCTGCTGCGCGAGCGGCTGCTCCAGTTGTCGCTGGCCTCGGCGCTGGCGCTGCCCGGCGAGCGGTGCGTGGTCAACGCCCGTGACCTGCACGACGTGACGACGCAGGCGCTGGACCTGACGCAGGAACTGCTGATGCTGCGCCGCTGCCTGATCGTGTTCATGCGCGCGTCGCACGTCGAGGCGCTGGCGCTGCCGTTCGCCGAGACGGTGCTGGCCGCGACGGTGCCGCTGCGGGTGAAGCACGACCCGCAGGCGCTGCCCGACCTGCTGCAGTTGCTGCTCGACGGCGAGGGCTTCGTGACGGTCAGCAGCAGCGCCTACGCGTCGCCTCCGGCGCTGTTCGACAGCGAGGGCCAGAGCGAGGCCGCGCGGCTCAGGGCGGCGCTCATCGAGGCGCGGCAGGCCATCGTCAACGCGGGCGGCAGCGACACGGTGCTGGCGCTCATCGACGTGAGCTTGCGGTAGGATACGCACCCATGCTGCACCGCCTGCTGCTCGCGCTCCCGCTGCTGGGCCTGATGGCAGGCTGCACGACGCTCTGCGGCTGCTCCGAGGACAAGAGCGTCTCCGTCATCGCGCCCGACCCGCCTGCGCCGCCGCCAGCGGTCCACGTCATCGACTTCCACGTCACCGGCACCGACCCCGGCACGGTGGAGATCACGCTCACGTCGAGCACCGAGGGGACGAGCACGATCCGCACGAACCTGCCGTGGTTCTCGACGCTGAAGACGACGCGCACGTCGAGCTTCCTCTCGCTGCAGGCGAAGGACCGCGACTTCTTCAGCGGGACGATCACGGTGCAGATCTTCGTGGACGGGCTGCTGTTCCGCGAGGCGAGCGTGACGGGGTTCAACCCGGTCGCGGCCATCGATGGGACATGGACGAACTGAGGTCTGCCCGTGCTGCGGCGTGCCGCGTGACCGGCTGCTCCATGTGCTCGCGTGCGAGGGCGTGACGATGCCGACGCTGCCAACCGGGAACCTCGTCTACTGCGCGCTGGCGCATCTGCCCGACCTCGGCGCGGCGTTCGCGCTCAACGGTGAGGGCGAGGCGCTGCTGCGGCTGTCGCTGGACCCGGCGAGCGTCGCGGGCCTGACCGACGTGCTGCAGGCGCTGCGGAACCGCACGTTCTACGTGGCGCTGGTCGCGTCACCGAAAGGGGCACGCCATGCCCGTGAAGACGAAGGTGCCGGATCGGTTCCCGAATCGGAACCGCAAGCCGAGGAAACCCCGGAAGCCGAGGGGCCGCGCCCTCGCCGCCGCCGCCGAGTATCTGCTGACAAACCCGACCGCCGCACTCATTGACAAGCACACCGGCAAGCCGGATGGCGAGAAGATCATCGAGGCGCTGAGTGTGCTGGCGACGGGGACGGGCGAGCAGGTCGCGAAGTTTTTCGGCGGCTACTACCGGCTGCGGGCGCGCGACCGGCAGGCGGCGCTCAACGTGCTGGAGCAGCGGCGCTTCGGGCGGGTGCCGCAGGTCGATGAGGTGCCGAGCGAGCACCGCCCGACGACCATCGTGAACGTGTTCACGACGAGCGAGGAGTTCGCGTTCGTCACCGCGCAGCAGCCGAAGCTGGTGTCCAGCCAACGCGTGCTGCCCACTGGAGAGCCGAGTGACCGAGACGACTGACACCGCCGACCACGACCCGACCATCCTCGCCGTGCGGACGCTGATCGAGCGCCTGCGCGACGCGGTCTACGAGACGCCATCGGACGCCCCCGGCCCGCCGCGCTGGTGGCGCTACGCGCTCGATGACGACGCCGCGCTGCGGCTGGTGCTCGACTTCACGCTGACGGAGAACACGCGGACGGTGCTGCGCCGCAACGAACGCTACGCCCAGTTGCTGCACTGCGCGATGCTGCGGCTCTGCGACCACGGCGAGACGGCGAACAGCAGCACGCTGGTGCGCGAGATCCGCGACCTGCTCGGCGGGGCGTGAACGCCCGTCGTCTCATCTGGTGGCTGGCGCTGGTGCTGCTGGTGATACTGTTTTCGTGGTGGCTGGACCGACGATGACGCCCTGCGCGATCTGGGCCGAGCGCGTGGACACGTCAGGCTACGGCGTGCTCTGGTTCGCAGGCCGGGCGCAGAAGGCACACCGCGTCGCCTACGCGCTCACGAAGGGGCCGGTCCCTGCCGGGCACCACCTCCATCACCTCTGCGGCGTGCGGCGCTGCTGCAACCCGGAGCACCTCGACCCGGTCACCCCGAGCCGTCACCGTCGCGTGCATCGCCGTGCGACCTGCGCTCGCGGGCACTCGATGGCGAACGCCATCGTGACGAAGCTCGGGACGCGCAAGTGCCGGGTCTGCCACAACGCGGCGAAGCTCCGCTGGTTCCATGCCCGAAGTTAAAGACTTTTGGAACCCCGTACAAAGCGCCTTCCTGCTCGCCGACGCGGCCAAGTGGCCCTACGTGGACTTGGAGGGAGCCGTCCGCGCCGGGAAGACGACGCCGCTGGTGGCGAAGAGCGCGGCCTACTGCGTGGACTACCACGGCATCCACGGGGCGCTGTGCCGGTGGACGCAGGACGCGCTCGACGCGCAGTTGAAGCCGCGCTGGCGCGACTGGTGCGCGACGCACGGCATCCGCCTGCAGTGGCACGGCGACGAGGAGTACGACGAGGTCGTCGGCACCGGCTCGCGCGTCTACCTGCGGGCGCTCAAGAGCGCCGAGGAGACGAGCCGCTACGGCAAGCTGGCGGGCCTGACGCTGGCGTTTCTCGGCATCGACCAGCCCGAGGAAGTGCCCGAGGACGTGTATCGGCACTACGTGCCCGCGCGGCTGTCGCAGCCGGGCTACCCGCATCAGGTGCTGCTGACGCCGAACCCGCCGGGGCTGACGCACTGGATCGCGCAAGACTTCCCCGAGCGCAACGGCAAGGACGGCTACCTCTACCTGCGGACGAGCGTCTACGACAACCGGCACAACCTCGGCGACGACTACATCGCCAAGCTGGAGGAGGCGTATCCCGAGGGGCACGCGCTGCGGCGGCGCTTCATCGAGGGCAAGCGCGGCCTGAGCATCGTGGGCAAGCCGGTCTACGCGGGCTGCTTCAACGCCCGCATCCACAGCCAGAAGCTGCGCCTGAACGCCAACGTGCCGCTGCTGGAGGGGTGGGACTTCGGGCACTCGCATCCGGCGGTGGTGTGGGCGCAGATCCTGCCGTGGGGCGAACTGCGGGTGCTCGGCGGCATCCTCGGCACCGACCAGTTCATCGAGGACTTCGCGCCGATGGCGGTGGCGCAGCGGGCGCTCTGGTTCGGCGGGACGCCCGACGTGGACGGCACGCGCAAGCTGCCGTGCGAGGTGTGGAGCACGGGCGACCCGGCGGGGGACCAGAACAATTCGCAGGGCACGCGCGTGAGCGCCGCTGACGTGCTGCGCGAGTATGGCGTGATGCTCTACACCATCGGCGGGGCGAACCATCCCGATGCGCGGGACCGCTGCATCCAGCACCTCGCGGGCTACATGAAGCGGCTGACGCGGCAGGGCGCAGCGTTCACGGTGGACCCCGACCGCTGGCTCGTCGTCGCGCCGGAGGGCGTCATCGCGAGCACGCACTTCATCGACGCGCTGGAGGCGGGCTACATCTGGGACGCGCGGAAGATCGCGCACTCGGTGTCGCCGAACACGCGCCGCGCGTTCAAGGACGGGTTCTACGACCACGCGATGAACGCGGTCGAGTACATCGTGCTGGCCTACGGCCCGGCGCAGCCGACGAAGGTGGACGCCGACAAGGAGCAGCAGCGGGCGCAGCGGCAGATGCAGCAGGACCGCGACCCCGCCGACGTGAAGACCGCGCACCGCGTGGGCGGGCGCTGGGGCGGCACGAATAGTCGCCGTCGCTGAGACGTGTTATCGTGACGCCGCCTGCGAGGTCATCATTATGGCGAAGAGTTCCGCCCCGTCGAAGAGCGCCGCGAAGCGTGAGGCCGCTGAAGAGCGGGCCGAGCCGAAGGGCAAACAGAGCAAGGCCGAAGAGAAGGCCGAACGCAAGTAACCCCCGTCCATCGAACTGGAGCCAGAATCCCATGAACGCACGTCTCGCGCTGATCACGTTCCTCGACGGCCACGACGGCCATCCCGACCACACGCTGCCGACGCCGCCCGCGCCGGTCGATCCCGGCTTCGGCGTGCGGCCTCCGGTCGATCCCGGCTACGGGCGTCCCGGTGGCGGCTGGTCCCCCGTGGACCCCGGCTACGGACGCCCGTCGTGGGGGCCAGTTGATCCCGGCTACGGGCAGGGGCGTCCCCCGCACGGCTCGACGCAGCCGGTGCCGCCGCCCATCACCATCGACAACACGCTGCCCGAGGGCACGCCGCCGCCGCAGATCTCGCTGCCCATCGTGCTGCCGCCGGATCCGGTGGTCGATGGCACGCGACGGTTTGAACTGAAGTACTCCGCACGCTACGGCTGGGTGCTGGTGCCGGTCGCCGACGAGACGGCGGAACCGAAGTAGCCGTGCGCGTCTACCACGTCGTTCTCGCGGACGGCACGGAGCGCGACGTGACCGCGCACGAAGTGCTCATCCACAACGGGTCGCTCGTCTTCAGGAATGAGGCGGGCGACGACATCCTGCTCTACGCCGACACCGCGTGGCTTGCCTGCGAGGTGTCTCGACTCGATGACAAAGGTTAAGGTGCTCCCCAGACGTGGGCGCAGTGCCGTCGCTGCGGGCACGCCTACAAGGTGAAGCCGCCGACGCCCGGCGTGCTGCACGTCTCCGTCGGCGACTGTCGCCGCTGCCACAACGTGAAGGAGCAACCCATGCAAACCACCGGCACCTTTCCCGCGCTGAACACGCCGCGCAAGCCGAGCCGCAAGCCCAAGGTCACGAAGCCGTCGAAGAAGTAAGCCCGTGCCTGCCCCGCCGCCCACCGTCTACCCGCGTCCGAACCGCCGCAAGCTCACGCCGCCGAAGTTGGGCACGTCGCCGTTCGACGTAAAGCTCACCGCCGAGCAGAAGACCGAACTGGTGCAGATGCTCGCCGAGGAGATCGACCGGGCGCTCGCGGCGCGAGGGCCGATCATCAACCCCGGCGGCGACCTCGACTACTGGCACTGGCTCTACAAGCAGGGCAAGCGGAACGTGAAAGACCTGCCGTTCCCCGGTGCCGCCGACCTCTCGACGTGGATCATCGCGGAGAAGGTCGATGCGATGCGGGCGCGGTTCTGCAAGACGATCTTTGTCGAGCCGGTGTGGGTCGTGGACGGGTGGGGCAGCGCCGCGCCGCGTGCGTCGCTGGTCGAAGAGTTCCACCAGTGGAAGCAGGAAGAGGAGCGGCTGCAGGGGTGGTTGCAGCGCACGCTGCAGTTGGCGCTGATCGAGGGCACCGGGGTGCTGGAGTGCTCCGAGAAGGCCGACATGATCAAGCGCCGGAAGGTGCGGCAACTGCTGCCCGAGACGACGCCGGGGGCGCAGGACGGCGACCCGAACCTGATCGTGGCCGACGACCGGGGCGTCGTCGCGCCCGCGCTCGACGCGCAGGGCGCGGTGATGGACGCGGAGAACCCCGACGAGACGGGCGCGGTCACTGCGCCCGTGGACGAGTTCGTACCGGTGCGGCGCGGCCCGAGCTACCGCAACGTGTCGCTGCGCGACTTCCTGATCCTCCCGGCGCACGCGCAGGACGACAGCGAGGTGTGGTGCTACGCGAAGCGGTTCTGGCGGCGGCTGAAGGAACTGAAGAGCCGCGCCAAGAGCGGCCTCTACGACAAGGACGCCGTCGAGGGGCTGTCGGCCACCAGTGATCGGACCCGCGCCGAACTGCCGCAGAGCGTGCAGCAGGCGGGCATCGACGTGGCCGCGCAGTCGAGCGAGACGACCATCGAAAAGGAACTGTGGGAACTGCACGTCCTGCTCGACCTCGACAACGACGGCAGCGAGGAGTGGTACATCATCACGCTCTCCGCGATCCACCGGCAGATCCTGCGCGTGCAACTGGACGACATGGGGATGCCGCGCTACCTGCTGTTCCGGCCCGCGCCGAACCCGCTCAACGTCTACGGCGACAGCCACGTCGATAAGCTCGCGAGCATCGGCGAAGAGCACATGGGCACGCGCAACGCCATCGCCGACCGCAGCAACCTCGTCAACAACGCGCCCATCAAGCGGCTGCGGAACAGCGGCTGGGACATGGACGAGGAGCCGTGGGGCGTCGGCGCGGTCATCACCGTGCAGGATATGCAGGACGTGCAGCCGGTGACGCTGCCCGACGTGCCCGGCTCGATGGCGGGGCGCGAGCAGGCGGTGATCGACGCCGCCGAGCGGCTGTCGGGGCTGAACGACGTGACGCTCGGCAGCGCGCCGCAAGAGTCGCGCACGCTCGGCGAAGTGCAGATGGTGACCGAGCAGAGCTTCGTCCGCATCGAGGAGCAGGTCCGCAACCTCCAAGAGACGATGGAGGACTTGTTCAAGATCCGCCACGAACTGTGGCGGCGTGCCGCCGACGAAGCGCCGCTGGAACCGAGCGAGCGGTTCATGCAGCAGTTGCAGTTCCGCTCCATCGACATGGCCGAGGGCGGCATCGACGGGCAGGCGCTCGCGGGGACGTTCCACGGCAAGCCGCACGGCAGCGTCGAGAGCGCGGACAAGTCGAAGCAGCGGTCCAACTACAACGGGTTCATGCAGGTCATGGGCGGGTTCGCGCAGATGAACCCGACGCTGCAGCAGGTCTTCGCCAGCCCCGACGTGATCATCCCGCTGTTTGAGCAGGCGCTGTCGCTCTACGACTCGCCGAACAAGGGGCAGATGATGCGCTCGCTGCGGCAGTGGCAAGTGCAGACCGAGCAGCAGGCGCAGATGGCCGCGCAGCAGCCGCCGCCGGGACCGCCCGGCGCCCAGCCCGGCGCTCCACCGCCTCCCGGCGGGCCTCCAGCGGGCGCTGGGGCACCCCCACCGCCGGGAGGGCCGGGTGCCCCGCCACCGGGACCGCCGCCGCAAGGCGGGCCTCCTGCGCCGTCTGGCGGGCCTCCCCCGCCGATGATGGGCGGGATGCCGCCGCCGCCGCCCGACCAGCCCGACGTGGTGCCGGGGATGGGGTCGATGCCGCAAGTGCCGCCTGACCTGCTGGCGCAGATGTCGCTGGCGATGTCCGCGCCGGGCGGGGTGCAGTAGTGGCGCGTCGCCGTCCGTCCCTCGTGGCCGACCCGGATGCGGTGCAGCAGCGCGTCACCGATCTGGAGGCGCTGCTCGTCTCGCCGGGCTGGGCGTGGCTCTGTGTCGAAGCGAACAAGCTCTACGGCCAGCGCACGTTCGTGGAGCAGGTCGAGCAGGTCGTGCGCGTGGGCGGGACCAGCGAGGCCATCGCGGCCCGCACGATCTCGCTGACCGCCGCGCGGATGGCCGCAGGGGCGCTCATCAACCTGCCGAGCGAGACGCTGGCCGACCTGAAGCGCAAGCTCGCGACGCAGCAGGGCGATGCGCCGTCGCCCGGCCTCGGAGCCAACGTCGAGGTGTCCCGTGGGGATGCAGGCGCGCACTGACCTGATCCCGAGCGTGTCGATGCCCAAGGCGCTGCGACCGGACCTTGTGCTGCTCGCGCTGCCGCCCCGCCACGCGGAGAGCTTCCGGGGCGGGCTGATCACGTTGCACACCGAGGGCCGCGACCGGCGCGGGCTGGTGCTGAAAACCGGAGACGCGGTGACCGCCGTGCAGTTCTTCGACCACGTCATCTTCGACAGCTTCGCCGCTGAAGAGGTGACGGTGGACGAGTGGCCGTGCGTGCTGGTGCCGGAGGCGGCGCTCGACGCCGTCGTGGAGAGTGACTGATGGCCGATGTAGTCCTTGAAGACGCCGCAGGCGGGATGCCGCCCGCGACCGCACAGACCCTGCCGCAAGCCCCGCAGCCGCAGGTCGAGCCGCCGCCGCCTGACCTGACGCAGCCGCTGGCCGACCCCGACGACGCCGAGGAGCCGCCTGCGCCCGGCGACGACGACCTGCCCGAGGGCGAAGAGCCGCAACCGCAGGGCCGACGCAGCGTCGTCGGCGATCTGGTGCGCGAGCGCGAGCGGCGGCAGACCGTCGAGAACAACCTGCAGCAGTCGCAGGAACTGCTGCGGCAGGTCATGTCGCTGCCCGGCGGGATGGAACTGCTGCAGGCCGCGACGACCGGCCAGCCGCTGCCGCGCCGTCCCGGCGAGATGAGCGCCGAAGATCAGGCGCTGGTGCAGGAGGCGCAGGAGGTCGCGCAAGACCTCGGCCTCTACGACGCCAACGGTCACCCCGACCTGAAGACCGCCGCGCGGATCGTGTTCAGGGACCGCAAGCGCACCGAGACGATGGTGCGGCAGGCGCTCGGGCCGCTGCAGCAGCAGACGATGTCGCTGGCCGCGCAGCCGGTGATCAACCGCGTGCTCGGCATCGCGGAGCAGTTCGGCATCGACAAGAACCTCGTCTGGCAGGGGCTGCAGGCCACGCCACCCGAGCACCTCAACAACCCGGAAGTGCAGCAGGCGGTGCTGATGATGGCGCTCGGCACGCAGACGATGTTGCAGTCGAACCAGTCGCGGGCCACCGGCACGGGCGGGCAGCAGCCGCGCGGGATGCCGCTGCAGCGCATGGGCGCACGGCCCCCGATCTTCACCGAAGCGCCCGGCGGCAGGCCGAGGGCGTCGGCGCAACTGGACGACGTGTTCCGCGAGCGGCTGCGCTCGACGGGCATGAAGGACGAAACGATCAACGCGTCGCTGGCGAACTTCGTGCCCGGCGCACCGAACCGCTTGGAGTAGCCCATGTCCCGAGTGAAGTCGCGGCTGGAGATCGAAACCGAGAAGCTGCAGCGCGGCGTGAAGCAGCGCCTGAAGGAAACCGTCGCGTCGCAGCGCAAGGTCGCCGACGACGATCTGGTCGAGGCGTTCAAGGACTTCGCGAACATCGAGGTCGCCGGGCGGCGGTTGACGGATCCGAACCTGCCCAACGCGCTGCCGATCCGCCTGAAGGACGAGCCGGAGGAGCACGAAGACCCGCGTGGCATCCGGCGCAAGTGGTACCTGCGCTGGATCAACCTCGCGATGCCGAACCGGCACCACATCGCGCAGCAGTCGCTCGGCTACGCGCCCGTGCGCTGGGACGAACTGCAGACCGCCGACGTGATCAG